TATATCTGATATTCAAACTAAGAAAAAACAAAAACATGGTTTAGTTTGTATATAGAAGAAAATTACAAGTTTTTTGAAAATTAGATATAAGACTACTTAGATCAGTTTTAGTTTTTGACTTCTGAACCTAATCCTATAAATCTATTGATATACCTTTTAAATCCTTATATCTGCTAATCTAAGAGGTTAATTAATTCAACTTGATATTTATATCATTCAATATATTTAAACCTCTTATACGCCGACCTCAAACGACCTCTAGGTTATTTGAATTATATATTCTTTCTTAATTATCCTAGCTAATCTAAGCAGTCTTAACTATATACTTGATATTTATATCATTCGATATATTTAAACCTCTTATATGCCGACCTCAAACGACTAAACGCTAATATCTTTTAGATGACATATATGTAATAGCATAATCACCACCACAAATTTTATTATGTTTTAATTTTTGGGGTAATATATATTTTAAGGAATCTTTAATATTACTTTTTTTCTTATCATAACTCATTGTCATTTTATTTTTTAAATTTTCGATAAAATCATTTTTATTTTTTAAAATCATTATTTAATCCCTTTTTAATTATTTATATAATATAATAAACAAAAAGGAATTTTATGCTTGATATTAGTATTAAATCAATTGAGAAAGTTATTAATAAGGAAGAAAAATTAAATAAACTTATTAATTCAGAGGTTGAAATTGAAGCAAAATATGATGGAATAAAGGTAACAGTTATTAAAATAGCTAATAATGGAGATATATCAGATTGGATATTTTCATATAAAGGAAATATTCTAACTAAGAATGAATTTAATTATAATAATAAAAACGAAATAATTAAATATTCAATTGGTTCAAGTCAATTTAGACTTTTTATAGATTATTTTAGAAATATTAAATCAAATAATATTCCAATTAATACAGAATTTTTAATTGAATTTTTAATGAATAAACCAACTCTTTGTTCAGATTATTTAATTTCACATAAATTAATACTTATTGCTTATTCTAAATCAGAAATAAAGGTTAAAAATGGAATTCTTATTTCAAATCCTAATAAATTTCAAATAGAAAAAAGAGATGAATATGCTAAATTATTAAATATAAAAACTCCCAAAGTATTATTTAAAGGAAAATTAATTAATAAATTTAAAAATATAGATGATATAAAAAATTATTTTCTTAAAATTCCATCTGAATTTGGGGGAATTGATGAGGGAATAATTATTAGAAGTAAAGAATTTGAATTATTAAAAATTAAAAATAATTATAGTAAAGAAACCAGAATAAAAATTAAAAATAAATATAGAGGAAATAAAGAATATGAAGAAAATTATTGGAAAAATATAAGAATAATTTCTTTAGAAATTGTAAATAAAATTATTCTTATAAAAGATTTAGAAAGTTCACTTTCAGAACTTTCAGAAAGAATTGAAAAATATAATATAAATATTAAACATATAAAAAAGAATATTATTAATATAAAAGATGATATTCAACTTACAGCAAAAAAGATTATTATTTCAAAATTACCTGAAAATAATAATTCACTAATTATAGGAAAATTTAAACCATTTCATAAAGGTCATCAAGTAATTATTGATAAAGCATTAAGAGAAACAGATACTGTTTATATTAATATAGTTAAAAAAGATTTTATTTCAGAAAAACTAATAAGAGAAATATATGGAAATAAAGTAAAAATAATTTATTCGTTTTCTGGAAATATTATTACTATAATTAATAAAATTCAAGATAATATTAATATTATTTATTCTGGAAGTGATAGAGTTGAAACTTATAAAAGACAAATTAAAAATAATAAAGATTTAAAAATAATTGAAATAAAAAGAAATAATATTTCTGGAACTTTAATTAGAAAAGCAATTAAAGAAGATAATATTATTATTTTCAAAAAATATATGGATAAAAAAGTATGGAAATTTTATCAAGATTTAAGGACACTTATATTATAATAAATAAAGGAAAAAATATATGGATTATAAAGAGAGAGAAAATGACTTAAAAACTCAACTTGAACAACTTAAAGAATCCCAAAAAAGATATGAATTTTTTGATGGTTTAAGAACTGATAAAGATTTTAAAGAAAAAATAAATTATATTGAAAAGAAATTAAAAAAATTTCAATATGATTTTGTTGAATATTTAATTTAAGGAAAAAATATGTTTAAAACAGAAATAGCAAGATTTGTAACAAGACCAGGTTCAGGAAATATTAATGATTTTGATAAAAAAGAAATTCAAAATGAAGTTCCAGATTTAATTATGGGAACTTTTATTAGATCGGGAGCACATCTCTTAAAAAGTAATACTGTTTATGAATTAGCACTAAACGAACTTACTGGAGTTATTGAATTACAAGAAATTGGCGAAAGTAATATTGGTAAATATTGGGGACATGCTTATTATGATATTCAACCACAATTAGGTAAAATGATTTGGCTAACAAAAGATGAATATAAGGTGGCAGAAGAAAATGGAACTCTTTAATAATTTAAATAAACTCTGTAAGGAAAATGAAGCATTTTATTTTTCTGAACAAGAATATAATGAAAGATATATAATTAGAAGTTATTCTTATAGACTTGCTTCTTTTTCTGATTTTAAAAAAACTGATGCTAAAAGTTCAAGAGGAACTGCTTTTATTTTTGATAAAAAACTTAATAAATGGAGTCTTTTTTGTAGGGGAATGAATAAGTTTTTTAATTTAGGAGAAGGAATTCCAAAAAAAGATTTTTTAATTAATAATAAAATTTCTTCTGTTTATGAAAAAATAGATGGTTCACTTATTATGTTTGGAATTATTGAAGATAAAATAATTGCTAAATCAAAATCAACAATTAAATCTGAACATTCAATTCTTGCTCAAAAACTTATTAATAAAAATATTAAATTACAAAATTATATAAAAGCAAATAGAGATAAAACTATTATTTGTGAATTAGTTTCACCTTTATTAAGAATTGTTGTTGATTATAAAAAAACAGAATTAAAATATTTATGTGAAGTAAATAATAAAACAGGAAAACAAGAAGTAAATTTAGAAGTTGATAAAGGTGTTTCTCAAGCAAAACCTTTTAATTATAATTGGAAAGAAATTCAAGAAATTCAAGAAAATACAAAAGATGATTTTGAGGGATTTGTTATTTATACAAATAAAGGAATTATAAAAGCAAAAACTTTATTTTATAGTGATAGACATCATGTTAAAGAGTCAGTTGTTTATAATATTAAAAACTTAATTCCTTTAATTCTTGATGAAAAACTTGATGATATTATTTGTTTATTTTCGGATGAAGATGATGAAATAAGACTTTTAATAGATAAAACAAATGAAACTGTAATTAAAAAAGCAAATATTTTTATAACTGAATTTATTAGATTAAATGATATTTTTATTAATAAATATAATAAAAATAAAAGAGAATTTTCAATAAATAATAAAAATAATCCTTTATTTTCTTGTTTTATGAATTCTCATAGAGAGGAATATAATAATATAAATGATTTTGCTCAAGAAAAAATTAAAGATTATATTTTATATCTTTGTAAAACAAAAATTAAAACAGAGGAGTTTTTAAAATGAAAATAATTTTAATATTATTATATTCTATATTTAGCTATGGAAGTGATTTTAAGATTGAAAAAATAATAAGTATTTATGATGGTGATACTATAAAAGTAAATATTAATTGTAAAACAGAAATATTTTGTAAAAAAATATCAATAAGAATTTTGGGAATTGATACTCCTGAAATTAGAGGTTCAGATAAAAATGAAAAGAAACTTGCTTATATTGCAAGGGATTTTACAGTTAATTTTATTAAAAATTCAGAAAAAATATATTTAAAAGATTGTAAAAAAGGAAAATATTTTAGATTAGTTTGTTATATAATAAATGAAAATAATCAGAATTTAAGTAGTTTAATTTTAAAAACAAATCTTGCTCATATTTATAGTGGAGGAACAAAACAAAAATGGTAAAAATATTAGAAAAAATTAAAAATAAAACAAATACAGATGAAGAATATAATCTTTTAAAAAAATATTTAAAAAAACCAAATAATTATTTTGGATATGCTTTTAAAAAACCTGGAAAAGATTATAATTCAGATTATAAAAAAACAAAAAAAGGAAAAAAGGAAATTAAAAAGGAGAAAAAATATAATCAAAAATTACAAAGAGAATTATTTAAAAATGGATTTGATAGAAGTGAAACTTGGAACCTTGATGATACAATAGCAAGATTTATACTTCCGAGACTTATTTTCTTTAGAAAAAATTTAAATGGTTATCCATCAGATTTAAGTAATAAAAAATGGAAAAAAAATCTTGATAAAATGATTTTTTCTTTTAAGTCTTGTATAAAAGATGATATTATTTTTAATAAAGAAAAGGAAAAGGAAATAAATAAAGGTCTCGAACTGTTTAGTAAATATTTTAGAAATTTATGGGATTAAAATGAAAAAAAGAAATAAAATATTAATTTTAAGATTATTTAAGTCTTTAAATTTTATAGATATTAAAAGAACATTTGGTGAAGTAAAAAAATTTGATAAAGTTTCTGAATTTAGATTAAAAAATTCTTATTTTTTTTCTATTTCATTTAATTTATTAGTTCCAGTTATTGTTGTTTTAAAAGGAACACTTATATTACCTTGGATTATTGGAATTTTTGGAATTCTAAATATGATTATCATAAAAACAAATGAAATTCTTACAAAATTATTAACATTAAATGATTTATTTAGAATTTCTAATATATTACAATTAATATTTATATTAATAAGTTTAATTTATTTTTATTCTCCTAAAATTATGATATTTAGTTATTCTTTTTTTGGTTTAATTGAGATAATGATTATTAGTGCTTATACAATAAAATTAAATAATTATATTTCAGTTAATTTTCCTAAAAAAATGAATAAGTTTCAAATAATAAGAAATAATATTTGGTCAAATGGTGCACTAATTGGACTTTGTATTAGTTCAATAATTTTATTTTTATTTAATATTAATATACTTATAAAAGTATCAATTATATTTGAAATTATACTTGCTATTTGGTTATTTAAAAACTGGAACTTTTTTAAAGAGTAATTAATGTCATTATGTTATAATAAATAAAAAGGAATAATATGTTTAAAGATATTACAAAACCAAGTATGAATGAGTTAATTTATTGGTTTATGGTAACATTTCCGAGTATAGTTACTGAAATGGAAAATTCAAAACACTATAAAAAAGTAAATAAACCAAATATTTATCATACTGGAGATAGTTCAATTTGGACTCATACAATGCTTGTTTGTAAAATAGCTGAATTGGAAGATTATAATAAGATTTTATATATTTCTTGTTTATTACATGATATTGGTAAACCAATATCAAGAGAAGAAATTCCTGAAACAGATAGAGTAAGATTTATTGGACATGAGGGAATTAGTTTTTATCTTAGTATAGAAATATTAAATAAATTAAAAGAAATAAATATTTTAAATGAAAAGGAAATAAATCAGATTTTAATTAATATTTCTCTTCACGGAACTTTATTTAATTATATTAATAAAGATGGAACAATGAGAAAACCAGAAAAAATTTATAGAATGTTTAAAACAGAAAATGAATTTGAAACTTTTATTAAAATGGTAAAATGTGATTCGGTTGGAAGATTTAATATTGATGAGAAAAATAATATTAAAAATCTCGGTAAAACAATATTTAAAACTTCTGATTTTGAAAATTATAAAAGAAATATTAAAAATAAAGAATTAAAATTAAAACTAACACTTATGATTGGAATTCCTGGAGTTGGTAAATCAACTTGGATAAATAAAAATTTTAATAATCAAATTATTATTTCAAGAGATAATATTCTTATAGATTATGGAATTAATAAATTTGGATTTTTAAATTATAATCAGATTTGGAAATTATTGAGTGAGGAAGATCAAAAAGAAATAGATTTATTACTTGAAAAATCTTTTGAAAATGCTTTAAAGGAAAAAAAGAATATTATTATTGATATGACAAATATTTCTAAAAAAACTCAAAGAAAATGGATAAATAAAACAAATAATAAATATACTTGTGAAGCAATTATAATTAAAACAAGTTTTAAAGAAGTAAAAGAAAGAATTAATAAAAGAAAAGGTAAACAAATTTCGGAAATTGTATTAATTGAGATGATGAAAAGATTTTCAGTTCCAACATATGAAAACTTTGATATTATTGAGTTTATATGAAAGTTTATATTGAAAATGGAATTTATCAGATTAAAAAAATAATTATATCTGATAAAGAAATTCCAAATAAAAAATATTGTTATATTAAAAAAAATATAACTGAATTTAATGAGTTATTAGAATTTCTTTATTTAAATTTAATAAAAAAAGTAATAGGTGAAGTAATTATTATTAGATATATTAAAGATAAATGTTATATTATTGATATATCTAAAGAACTTCCGGAATATTTTATATAGGAGATAAAAATGTATTATGCAATTAAACCAGTTTGGATTTCAAGTTCATTTAAAAGAATTTATAATAATGATGATAATATTATAGAATTTAATGAAAAAAATGAAATAATTAGAGTTTTTAATTATATAACAAATAAAGAAGTAAAGAATATTGAAAAATATAAAGAATATAGAGGTTATTCAATTAATAAATTAAAAGAAAATGAAATTGAAAAAAATATTAGAGTAAGTGTTGGAACAAAAGCAAATGGATTTTATTATTTTGAATCAATTAAAGGTGCAATTATAGCTAAAATAATAATAAATAATAAAATAAAAATATTAATAAATGAAAAAAAGAAATTACTTATAGATATAATAAAAGAAATTGAAGAAAATAAGTTTTTAATTAATTTTGAAAATGAAAATCCAGAATATTTTTTATAATGATTATATTTCATTATTCAATAATTCCAATTTCAAGATATAATAATAAATATTATATAGGCGAATATAAAAATAATAAATTAATTAAAGTTTATAATGTATTAAAAAAAGAAATATATAATTATAGAGAATTTAATAATTATATATTAAATTTTTATTGTAATATAGATTTATTTAGAAAACAATATAAAAATAGAAAAACAGATTGTTTATATTTATTTAAAACTTTTAAAGAAGCAATTATAGCAATAATAATAATGAGAAATTTATTAATTAAAGAATTAAAGGAGGAATTAAATGATTTATGCGAAAAACAAAAAAGCATTTTATGATTATGAGTTTTCTGAAAGTTTTGAAGCAGGAATAATTTTAAAAGGAAATGAAGTTAAATCAATAAGAGATGGAAGAATTAATTTAAAAGGTTCTTGGGTTTCAATTGAAAATAATGAAGTTATTTTAAAAAACTGTTATATTTCTAAATATGAAAGTTCTGTTAGTTTTGAAACTTATGATGAGTTAAGAAATAGAAAGTTATTATTACATAAAAAAGAAATTAATAAAATAATTAATATTGTTAATAAAACTGGATATACACTTATAATTACAGAAATTTATCAGAGAAAAGGTAAAACAATTAAAGCAAAATTAATGATAGGAAAAGGAAAAAAAGATTATGATAAAAGGAGAATATTAAAAAATAAGCAAATAAAAATGGATTTAGATAGAAATGGTTAATCAAAATGAACTTGAAAAATTTGCTGAAATAACCGGAAATTCAATTATTGAATTTTATAAAAAACAAGAACAAAATAAGTTTTTTTTAATATTTATTACAATTATTTTATCTTTTTTACTTATTGTACTTATAATAATTATTCCTATTAATAAAAAAGAAATTAATCTTAGTGATTTTAAATATTTTAAATCTAAAAAAGGAAAATTTCTAAATTATAAATATTACAAAAGAGAAGAAAATAATAGAGTTACTTTTATTATTTTTGGAGAAAAAATAAACTCTTTTTAAATTTATAAAGGAGGTTATGATAATATGGCATATATTACATCACAAGACTTACAAACACAATTAGAAAATTTAGCTGGTTATTTAGGAACTTCGGTTGCTGAAGTAAGAGACGCACTTCAGACAAAAATTGATTCAAATACCGGAAGAATTTCAACAAATGAAACTGATATTGCTGGAATTTTAACAAGACTTAATGCTATTGATGTTATTGATTCAACAGACGGAGTTGAAACACTTGCTGAAAAGATAAATACACTTAACGAATTACTTGGTGGAAATGGTAATCTTGCTACCGATTTACTTCAAAGAATTACAACAAATGAAACAAATGTAGCAAAAGTTTCTTCAGATCTTGCAGCAGAAAAAACAAGAGTTTCTGGAGTTGAATCAGCTCAAGCACTTAAAAATTCAGCAATAGATACAGCAATTGCTGATAATAAAACACTTATTGATGGACTCGCAAATAAAGTTGCAACTGAAAAAACTGCAAATGCAACTGAATTTTCCAATTTAAATAATAGAGTATCGGCAGTTGAAGCTGATTCAAAATCAAACTTTACTTATACTGATATAAATGGAAATGTTATTGAAGGAAAAGTAAATAAAGCAATTAGAGATGCAAACACAACTCAAAGTGCTGAACAAAAAACATATACAGATACAAAAACTGGAGCTCTTCAATCTCAAATTGATACAATTAATAATTCAGCATCACTTGATAAAACAGATTTAAATAATAAAATTTCTGCTGTTGATAATAAAATTGAAGATACAACAGACGCAAATGGAAATATTGTAAAAGGACTTAAAACAAAAGTTTCTGAATTACAAGCAAAAGAAGGAAATAATGCATCTGCTATCATTGCTGCGCAGAATTCGGCTGATTTAGCACTCACTGAAGCAAAATCTGCTGGACTTCAAAGTGGAATAATTTGTGGAGCAAAGGCAGCAAATAAATTTAGACTTGCACTTGGTTTAACAGCAATTAGTGAAGCAGAATGTGGAACTACAACTACTACTTCAACAACTTCAAACGCAATTTAAAAGGAAATATAAGATAGATTAAATTTAATCTATCTTATAAAATAATAATTATGAGTATTCAATTTTTAAATAATGAAATATTAGTAACAGAGGGAAATTATTCTTTTGAAGATATTTTTTCTGAAGCAAAAATAAGAAATAAATTATCATATATAAATAAGTTTCAAAATACTTATGTAATCTATAAAAATATTTTTATTGGAGATAAAATAACAGTTTGCGAATTAAAAGCAGAAAATTGTAGTATAATTATAAAATCTGAATTATTTCAAGTTTATAAAAAATCTTCACTTATTTTAGGAAGAATTAGAACTGATGGAAGCACATATAATGGTTGTACATTTATTATGGAAAATCCAGTTTTTGTTTATGGATTTGGTGGAGGTGCAATTAAAAATGGAATTAGAGAAACAACAGAAACAGGAAATTTATATGCTTATAATTCTATAATTAAATCTTATTGTTTTTGGTCTTGGTTTGGAACTGAAAGTAATGTTGAAATTATCGACTGTTTTATTGAGGGATTTGGAAGAATTTCTGGAATAAATTCAATTTTAAGAAATATTTTAATAATTAAAGGTCACGGAAAATATGGTTCATTTTCAACAAAAGGAAAAATAAAAGAATTTAGTGATATAAAAGTAAAATATATAAAAATAGAAAATGATACAAATATAGTAAATGAATTTGGTTCAGGAAATAGAAAATGTGCACTTTATTATAATCCAAAATATTCAGGAAATATGATAATAAATGGTGGAGTTTTTGAAAATTATGAAAATTTAATTTATACAGAAATTGGCGAAATAAATAAAGATACAAATACTATTTTATTAATTGATAGTATCATAAAAAATGGTTATAATAGACTTACAAAAGGAAATTTAACAACATTTATTCACGCTTATACTTTTGCACCGATTTTAAAGGATTTAAATGGAAATAATTTATCTTTTGTTAATATAACTTGTATTGATAATAATAATAATATAATTATAAATGAGAAAACAGATAAAAATGGAAGAATAAAAGGATTATTACCTTTTTATACACATACTGGAAGTAGTTTTGAAATTGGAGTTTTTTCAAATCCATATACAATAAAAATAGAAAAAAATAATATTATAAGTGAATTTAAATTTATAATTGATAAACCATTTATAGATATTCCTTTATATTTTCAAGAAAATATAATTAATAATCAATTAAATAATATAAATAATCAATTAAAAATTATAAAAAATCTTGAATATGCTATCTTAGGAAAAACCTAAGATTTAAAAATTTTAAATGTTATTACATCTCCAATTTCAATTGGCATATGAAAAGTTACTTCTGAATTACTTGATTCAGAATAATCTCCTTGACCAGTTCCGCCAGCAATAACATCAGAAACTAATAATTGACCATTTACAAAAACATCAAGTGAATCTTTATTTAGATTATCATAAATTTTTGAATTTGGAATAATAATAGGAGTTCCCTCACTTACTGATTGAGAAATAATTTTAATTACTTTATCAGCACTTGCATTTAAAGCAGTTGTATTATTTATTTTTGCTTGAATATCAAGTTTTCTAATTGCTTCATATAAGGAATCATTATCAGCAAGATAAGAAGTAGTATTATCAGTTTTAAAAGTTGTATTAAAACCAATTCCACTTATTCCAGAAATATTAGCAAAATTATCATTTATATTTTTATTATTTCCAGAAATAAGAGAAAGTTTATTTATTGTTTTTGTAATATCTTCATTTTCAGTAAAACCAAAAATATTTCCTGTTCCATCTGTAAGTGAAATATCATTATATATTCTTGAACCAAGTTCAAGAGAACCAACAGCACCAGCAAAACCAGCATTTGAAAATAAAGCTGTTTCAGAAATATCTGAAAGTTTTTGTCTATCTGGAATTATAACCTCAATATCTCCATTTACAATAATTGGAGAAAGAACTCCATTTACATCAACAAAAAAGTTAATTTCGAGTCCAGATGGATTAATTGCTGGGTCTTGATGTTGAATAATACCAAAAACTTCTCTTTCATTTGAATCAAGAATAACATTATTAGTTGTTTTATCTCTTAAAATCGCTCTTGCTTTTGAATCAATATTTAATGAGCCATTAAATGGCTCATTTACGATACCAACATCTGAGGTTAAAGAGGAACCATTAATTGAGTTTTGTTGAATAAGAACAAAACTTTTTGAAGAAACCCCAATAAGTTCAGTTTGAATTCCTTGAATAAGAAGTTTTTTAGAAACTCCAACTGTTTCGGATAAAGTTGTCATTGGAATATCTGACCATTTTGTTGAACCAGAACCAAGAATATCTAGTATCTGACTTCTTAATTGATTAAGATCATCTTGAAGTGAAACAGCTCCAGAAACTATAGTGCTTCTATCTGAATTAGTAATTCCAAGATCAATATCTGTTTGATTATTTGATGATTTAATTTGTCTTAATTGATCTAAACGTGAAATCAATGCCATATTATTTCTCCCGTATAATATTATTATACTTTTTTATTTTGATATATTTCTATACCTAAATTTATTTATAAATCTTTAAAAATTGTTTTTTCATCTTCAATAATTATTTTAAATCCTAATTCTCTTATAACTTCTTCATAAGTAAAATCCTTTATTATTGAATATAAAATATCACTTTTTATATCTTTATTTTCTGTAATAATTTCATATACTTTTTTTCTTAAAATCATAAAATCTGCTTTTTTTAAAAGTTTAATTGTTTTTTCTTGTTTAATTATTTTATCAATATTAAAAACAATTGATTTTATATTATTATTAATAAAATTCCATTTATTATATTTTAAATCTTTAAATTTATAAATTTCTTTAATATCTTGCTTTTCGAGATAAATATCAAGAAAATCTTTTTTAATATTAATAATTGAATTTATAACACCCTCTTGTCTAATTAGTTTTTCTAAATTAATTATATCAGTTTGTTTTGTTTCATTAAATAAATTCATTTATCTTCCTTAAAAAGTTCTGAATATAAAATTGGATTATATTTTAAGAGATGTTTTTTACAATATTTTGTTTCTGAAATAACAGGATTTTCACAAGAAAATTTCTTATTTCCTCCAGGTCTTTTAAGACCACATAAACCAGAATTTATTCTTGCTTGAACATCATTTGAAAATTTATTTTTATATAAACTTAATTTATCCTTTATATCCATTGAACTTAAATTATTTTCTAAATCTTTATTAATTTCATTTATTACATCTTCAATCGCTTTAAGTTGAATAAGTTCGGTTTCTGCTTTATTTAATTTTTCTTTTATTAAATTATAAGCAATTATTAAATCTTTATTTTTACTTTTATTAAAGATAAAATCTTTTGGTAGTTCAGAAAGTTTATTTTCAATAATATATTTTACTTCAATAATTTCTTTAAATTTTAATAATATTGAATTTAATCCAATAATTTCTCCCTCTTTTAATAATCTATTTACATAACTTTGTTTTTTATTTTTATTAAAACTTAATACTTGCTTTTTTAATAATATTTCAAATTCTGTCATAATCAAATCCTTTTTTATAAATATTTATAAAGGAATAACTTATATGGCATTAACTAAATTAAGAGCAGGTCAAACAAAATCAGGCGAAAGTTATGAACCAGAAAGTAATGAAAATTTAGCAACCGATAAAGAGGTTGAAGATAGAATTATTAAACATAACTCAATTTATCATAATATTAGAAATGGAAATACAGAATTTGTTTTCAAAAATGATGAAATTGAAAAAATAGTTACTTATGATGGAAATTCAAATATAATTATAAGAGAAGTATTATTTAATTATACTTTAAATTTTAAAATAAATTATATAGAAAAAACAATTTTTGATATTAATCAAAATATTATTTCAAAAATAAGAGAAGAATATACATATAATCCAGATGATTCAATAAAAAATATAAAAACAATAATAATTTAAGGTTAATAGTATATAATAAATAAAAAAGGATTTAATTATGAAATTAGGAGATAGATTAAAAAATTATGAGAAAGAATTTGAAAGAAAAATAGATAAAGATAATTTTATAATTATAAGAATTGATGGACATGGATTTTCAAAGTTTACAAAGAATTTTAAAAAACCATTTGATGAAAACTTTTCAAATGCGATGGAAAAAACAACAATTGATCTTTGTAAAGAATTTAATGCGATTACTGGTTATACACAGTCAGATGAAATAACACTAATTTTAAATAAACAAAGTGAAAATCATATTTATTCTGGAAGAATACAAAAAATAGTTAGTTTAATTGCTTCTTTTACTTCAATTAGATTTAATTATTATTTAAATAATAAAACTCTTGCTTGGTTTGATGCTAGAGTATTTGGAATTAAAGATGAAAGTGAAGTATTTAATAGTATTTTATGGAGATATAGAGATTGTATTAGAAATTCAAAAAGTGCTTTTGCTGGAACTTATTGTAATCATAAAAATTTGATGAATAAAAACTCAGATGAAAGAATTGAATTTTGTTTAATAAAAACTGATAAAGATTGGAATTTAATAAATAATAAATATAAATATGGAATATTTATTAAAAAAGAAGAATATTTAAATAAAGATTGTATAAAAAGAACAAGATTTAAAAGTTTTATTATAAAAGAATTAAGTTTTTTAGAAGAAAATGTGAAATTAATTATAAGTAAATATAAAAAAGGAGAAAAACTTGATAAATAAAATAAAAAAACTATTTAAAAAATGTAAAAATAAATATTTATTTCATCCGGATATATATAAATTAAATGAAAAAAGTTAATTCTTATGGAATTTGTCCATATCTTATAATAAATAATCTATATTATATTTTATTAAATAAAACCTCTGAAAATTCTAAATTAAATTTTTTTAAAGGTAAAATAAATAAAAATGAAAATATAAGTAATTGTGCAATAAGAGAATTTAAAGAAGAAACAGATATACTTATTAAAATAAGTGATTTTGAAGAATATTTTTATCAATATAATAGAAGAAAAAATATAGGAATATATTTAGTTGATTGGACTAAATATTATAAAAAAGAATTTAATTTTGATAAAAAAGAAATTTATAGTACTTATTGGAAAAGAATAAATAATTCAACTATTTCTAAAAATCAAATTAAAATATATAATGATATTAGTTTATTTTTATATAAAAAAGAAATGAATTTAAAAAGGTTAGTAAAAAGAAATGCTTTTAAAAAAATCAAGATTTTATAAAATAAATGGAAAATTAAGAGAACATATAGGAAATTTTAAAGATTATGCTATTTGTTTAAAAGAGGAATGTATAAGTAAGGAAATAAATAAAAATGAAATAAATTTATTTCCAGTTCTTATTAAATTAAATAAAATAAAATATTTAAAAAAAGTAAATGGAAATATTATAAGAAAAATAAAACCAAAAACTTTAAATTTAATTCAGAAAAAACTTTTAATAGAAAAAATTAACCAAGATCACCAAAAGGATTTGTTGTTTTAATTTTTGTTGAAATATTTGTAATATTATCTTTTATATTAAATTCTGATTCAAGATTACCAAAATCTTTATAATCTGTTGTTATATCTTCTGTTTCCGAATAATCATCTCTATTAGGAATATAAGATTTTAAAGTTAATTTATAAACATTTTTAGTAAGTTTTGAATCAAAAACATTATTATGACCAAAATCAGCTGAACTAAGTTCAAAACCAGTTATTTCCATTATTTTATTTGAATTAAAAATAATTAGATTACCAATTGGAATATTATTTATTTCTACTGATTGATTTTTATTAACGAGTTCTGAATGAACTAATTCAAATGAATTTCTTGAAATAAAAATAGTCATTCCATCAAGATTTTGTAATCCAAATTTAGAATAAATTGAATCATCTCCATCAAAAGCAGTTGAGTCTTGGGGATAAATAAAAAATGAAAAAACATTTGAATTATTTACCTTAATATATTGACTTTCTCCAAATATTTCATCTTGATTTATTTTTGCTGTTATTAAATATTTAATATTAATTCCATATAAATTTATCATTTCTTCTGTAATATTTCCATATAAATTATATTCTGGATTATGACTTTCATCTGTACTATAATTAAAATTCATATTAATCTCCTTTAAAAATATTTATAATCTTCATCTTCCATAAAATCAGAAAAACCAAGATCAAGAAATTCAATAGTTTCAATCTCCTTTTCTTCCTGATTTTGTTTTTTCTTTTCAAGATATTCATTAAAACCTTTAAAATCTTCAAAGTTTTTAAATTGAGTAAATGGAGCAAGTGAAACAGCAAGTGCCATTACTCTATCATCGTGATAACTTCCTTCGGCTGAAAAGGTTCCATTTGGCTTTTCAATAAAAGTAAATAATTCCTCAAGAGTTTCAATATCATTAATTATTAAATTTCCTGTTTCAATTAATTTTTTTAAAAGTGTTAGAATTTGCCTTTTTGTTTTTACTGTTGTTCTAAAACCCATTTCTTTTTTTGCTTTTCCGTTTTTTCCTGTTTCAATAAATACCTCTCCCTCATATTCATAATTATAAAATAAAGTTGATGGAATTGATTCTCCGATATTATTTTCAACTATTACAAGTGCAAGATTATAATAATTTCCAATATCAAATAATTTTCCCGGAAGTGACATAAATGATTCATTAAGAGAAGCAGTTGCTACTTGCTTAAAAGGAAGATTTGTAACATCAATTACCTGTATTGATGCATTATCAATTCCCTCTTTTTTTGGATCAAGTGAAACAACATAATAATGATTTAATTTTGGTTCTTCAAATATTTTAAGTCCATTAAATAGAGAATTAAAAATTATTAAATCATCTGACATAACTTTAATTGATTTTAAAGCATCACCTGTAATTAAAGTTGATGAACTTCCGAGAAATGAATTTCCATAATTCTGCGCAAAATATAATTCTCCATATTTTTCAACAATTTCATTTTTAAATTCTTTATTTGTTTTTGTTGTTCCATCTTTTTTAAATCTTGGAACTTCTTCCCAAGATGCTTCAACAAGATTTGTAACAGAGGAAGTTCTTGCATCATTAACAAGATGATAAAAGTGATTTAATCCTGCAGCAGTACTACTATAAATTGCTTGTGAACCAGGAATTGCTGACATTGATGGCATTACTGAATCAATATATTCAGCCCATTCATTCGCCGATATAAACCCTACTTCATCTGTATAAACATAATTCATCGAAAAACCTCTAAAAGCATCTCCATTACTTGCAGCAATCATAACTCTTGTTCCATTTTCAAGTTCAATTGAGTTTTTATTCCAACCTTGAAGTCCTTGCATTAACCAAATTGGTAACTCAAAATATATTTTTTTAATTTTATCAAGAACTTCTTTTGCTAAGGTAAGAACATTAGCAGAAATTCCTATATATACATTTTTTTCAAAAAGTGCTTTCCATAATAAATATGTTGCTATTGTTACTGTTTTTCCCGAATTATGACTTAAAATTCCATTTGAATAATATAATTCATCAATATCATTTAAACTAATATCATATAAATAATCTTCTCTTTTTAAATCAATAACTTTAATTACTTTTGAAATTCCTTTATTTGTAATTATTTCCTTATTAATTGAGTCTTTTAAAAAAACCTGATTTTTATTTTTATCAATTATAACATGATTTTTACTACCAATTAAACTTAATCCATTTTCAAGTATAATTTCAAATAATGATAACTTTTTTGTTTTATAAATAAATGTAATATTTTTATATCCAGTTGGTGTATTGATTTTTATATTATTTTCAGCGAGATATATAAATGATTTAAATAAATTATTTTCATTTAAAACTTCTTTATTTTTATAGTTATTATATAAATCACTTATTTTTATTGTTTTATTTTTATTAATATTTAATTCTGTATCTTTATAAATACATTGTCTAGGAAAAAATAAAACAGTATCATTTCCTTTTAAAAGTGCATCTTCAGCTCTTTCTTGATAATCCCTTGGTTCTGGTCTTGAAATTCCTTCTTTTGTTTTAATTTTACAATAATTTCGTCTAAAATATTTATAATCATTTTTACATATTTTTAATTCGTTTTTATGAATTTCCTGTAATTTTAATTTAATATTACTTCTTTTTAAACCTTTAATTCCATTAAAAGAAATAGGATTTTCAAATGCATCAAGATAATATCCTTCATTATTTTTTTTTATATCAATCATTTTAAATAATTTATTTTTTTCTTTATTTTCTAATTCCTTTCCTTTTAAAACAGAAAGTTGATCAAAAATTCCAGTTTTTCCAGTTAAGTCAAATTTACTAAACATATATTTAATTCCTTGTTTTTAATTTATTTATAAGGTTAAAGATATATAATAAATAAAAAGGAATTAAATATATGCTACATGAATTATATAAAAACTTTCTAATTAAAAATAGATATTATATTGATTTTAATGGAGTTGATTTTACAGTAATATCACATAAAGATAATATTGTTATTTTTCAAGCAACATCAAAAAAAGAAATAACGGCATTTATAAAAGGATTTAATTATGATAAATAAATTTATTAAAGATTTTAAACACGGAGAAATTGTTTATATTTCAACTTCTGGTTCAAAATTAGTTGGGACAAATACTAAAAATTCTGATACTGATTATTTTGGAATTTTTATTCCAACTAAAATATCAATATTATTAAAAGAAGATATATCTGTTTTTACTAATAATAATAATAATAAGAAAAATTCAAAAGATGATATTGATATTACTATTTATTCAATTCATCGCTTTTTTAATTTATTATTAAAATCAGAAACAAATGCAATTGATTTATTATTTTCTATGTTTAATAATAATAATATAATAATGTCAAATAATAAATTTTTAAATCTTTTAAAAGAAAATTATAAATATTTTTTAAATAAAAATATGAAATCTTTTATTGGATATTCATTAAATCATACTAAAAAGTTTGGAATTAAAGGAGAAAGATATAAGGAATTAAGTGTTTTTATTAAATTAATAGAAACAATAAAAACAGAAAAACTTTCATTTAAATTTATTAAATCTTTAATTAAAACAAGAAATTTTAATTATATTAAGTTTAATAAATCAGAGGAATATATATTTATATTAGGAAAACAGTTTAGTGAAAATATTAAAACTGAATATTTTAAAGAAAGATTAAATATTTTATTTAAACAATTTGGAGATAGAACTAAAAAAGCATCACTATCAGATACTGATTTTAAATCACTATATCATACACTTAGAATAGCATATCAAGCAGAGGAATTACTTCTTTCAAATTTTATATATTTTCCGTCTAAGAAAAAAGATAAATTAAAAGAAGTAAAAGAAGGAAAAATTTCTGCTGAAATAATAATAACAGAAGTTGAAGAAATTTTAAAAAGAGTTGATAAATTAATTATTACTTCAAAACTTCCAGAATTTGGAAATAAAAATAAAACAGATAAATTATTATTAGAATTAATTGATCTTTAGTTTTTATTTCTAAGAAGTAAAAATAATCTATATTTCTAAGAAGTAAAAATAATCTATATTTCTAAGAAGTAAAAATAATCTATATTTCTAAGAAGTAATAATAATAATAATAATAATAATAATAATAATAATAATAATAATAATAATAATAATAATAATAATAATAATAATAATAATAATAATAATAATAATAATAATAATAATAATAATAATAATAATAATCTATATAATGGCCAAACAAAGGGAGAAAAATATATATAATATAATATCAATAGTGATACCATTGATATAAGAATTATTGATTTTTAGGTTTGAAAAGATGATATTATTGATTTTTAGGTTAGAAAAGATGATATTATTGATTTTTAGGTTAGAAAAGATGATATTATTGATTTTTAGGTTAGAAAAGATGATATTGATTAGGAAAAGTTAAGTTATTTTCCTGAAAGTACAGAACTATGTCTTTAAGTTTTTTATTATTTTTTTTTTTATTTTACCATTCAGCCCAGAACCTATCTTCTTCTGTTATAATAATTATTTCTTCACTTGTTTCAATATAATTAACAATATTATGATTTTGAATATTTTCTCTTTTAAAACTAAAGTTTATTTCGCTTATTAATTTTTCATCTAAAAGTTCTAATAATAATAATACTTCATTTAATATATTTTCTAAAAAATCTGAATTAGTTTTAAAATTATTTATTATTATTATTCTTTCTTTATTTGTTTTAAATTTAAGATTATCAATTAGATCTGTTTCTTTTAATCTATATATTGCTGAATATAGATTATTTAATAATTTTTTATTATTTATTTTTAAATCTTCATCTTCTCTTACCTTTCTTATTCCAGGTATTTTAATATTATATCTTTTTAATAAGTCTTTTAATTCTTTTTTAATTCCAAATCCATAGATTTTATTATCAACAATAATTTCGTCATGAATTCTTAAAATAAAAATATCTGAATCATTATTATATTTTCTAAAAATACATTCTAATTCTGTCATTATTTGAGTTTCTACTTTCATAAAAATATTTGAAAGATTTTCATCTAACTTATTTTTTTTATTTATTTTTATTAAGGTTAAAACATCTCTTTTCATTGCTTTTCCAAAAACTCCGTCTCTTAATTCACCCATAACTAATCTTTCTTCCTCTCCATTACATCTTGAAAATTCAGAATTTAATTGTGAGCCAAATATAATTTTAAGAAAATTTATTTTTAAATAACCTTTAATTTTTATATATTTATCTTTTCTTCTATTTAGAGGTTTATTGTTTATTCTAATATTATATAATCTTAAATAAACTTTATCAGCAAGTTCTTGAATTACCTTTTGTCTATTATTAATATAATAATCAAAAGCAGGTAAATTAAAATTTTTATATTTATTTCTAAGTGTTACAAAAGCAGTATTTGTAATATCAAGATGAAGATGTTCATTAAATATTTGTTTTCTTACAGTTCCAGGAAGTGAAGTTATTAAATTATAAATTCTTCCATTTGAAATTGAAGTATTCATTTGTAAAGAAAGACTAAAATCATTTTTATTAATATTATCTACCATTTTTTCTAATAAAGATAATCCGTGAACAATTTTTTTTGAATACATTATTTTGTTTTCAAGTAATTTATTATAACTCATTATTTTTTCTTCAATTGTTAATAATATTTCTTGATTTAAATATATTTTTTCTATTGTTGAAACTGTTGGTTTTGTTTTAGCATGTTTATTTTTAAAAGCAACTTGTTCTGATTTAATATTTGAAATTTCAATTGGTTCAAGTTTAACTTTTATTTTTTTATCATTATAAAATTCATTTACTTCTTTATATGTTATTTCATCATTTAAAAAATCTTTTATTAATTTTATTATTTTTCTTTCTTTTGAATATGATGTTTTTGCTTTTTTATTTTCATCTTTTGAAAGTAAAAATTCTTCAAGTTTACTTGAATAAGCACTTGCACCTAATTTATCAAGAGAATTTCCTTTATGAATTGTATATAAAAGAATTTCTCTTAATTGAATATGATGTTTTTTTGTTGTTAAAAATCTAATATGTTTAAATAAATAATTTTTACTTAGTAATATATTTTTAAATTCTATATTTTTATTTGTATTTACTGAAAATAGAACTACTCTATAAAAATCTAAAAATGTTATTATTCTTTTATTTGTTGTTAATAATTCTTTTAATTCTTTTTTATTTTCTTCTAAAAATGCTGGATAAGGAATTATATTTACCTTTTTTACTAACTTTTTAGTTTTATTTGAATATCTTTCAATTGTTTTAATGTTCATAATTTCTCCTTTATTATATTTATATTAATTTATTTAAGCATATTATAACATATTTTTACTTAACTTTTGTATATTACATATAATTATATTTATAAACTTTAAAAAGTTAAGTAACTATGTAATATAATTATATATATTAAAAATAAAGGATAATTATGGAAAAAAATGTAATCTCAATTGATTTGGGTTATAGCTCGGCAAAGATTAAATATGGAGATAAAGTATCAAAGTTTCCAACAGCAATTTCGTTTTCCTCTGATGTTGGAATTAATTATGGAACTGATAATGTTTATGATTTTGAAGGAGAAAAATATTATGTTGGAAGTGAAGCTGTTGGAAGTGAATCATTTACAACAAGTGAATTTAAATTTTTATTAAAGTTTGCACCTTTATTAATTTATCATATTTTAAATAGATTTGAACTTTCTGATTTAGAAAAGCCAATTGAAATCAGAACTGGACTTGCTATGGTTGATTGGGATAAAAAAGATGAATTTATTAAAAGAATTTCTGAAATAACTGTAAATGGAAATACAATTAAAACAGTTCCAACTTTAATTCCTCAAGGTGTTGGAATGATACTTGATTGGATTAATAAAAAAAATAATAATAACTATCCAGATAGTATTGCTTCGATTGACCTTGGTTATAATACTATTAATCTTATTTATTTTCTTGATGGTAAACCAGTTAAAAAACATATGAAATCATATCCAGGTCACGGTGTTTCAAGTGTAATTAAACCATTTACTTCATATCTTGAAAATAAGTTTGCAATTACCTTTTCTGAACAAGAAGCAATTAGAACTTTTATAAAAGGAAAATTTAAATATAATGGAGAAGAACAAGTTGAAGTTTCAAATAAAATAACTGATTTAAAAAATCAATTTATTAAAAAATTATTTAATTCAATTCTTGTAAATGATAAAAAATTACTTGCTATTTCAGATGTTGTTATAATCGGTGGAGGTGGTGCTTATTTATTACAAGATGTTGATTTTCCACCAAATGTTTCATTTGTTGATGAACCTTATGAATTTTCAAACTGTGTTGGCTATTCATTAACATAAAAAATAAAGGAAAAAAATGACAGAAAAATTAATACAACTTGACCCAAAATCTCTAGCAATTCTTGCTGAGATTGATGAAATTCATAGACATAGTTTAATAAATATTGCTATTTCACTTGTTTCAAAAACAGAATTTTTTAAAACAATTTCAAATAAAATTGAAACATCTTCTGAACTAAGTGAAATTACTTCTTTAAAAATTATTAAATCAGTTGAAGAAAAAGCAAAAGAAGAAATAAAGGAAGTTAAAACAGAAATTAAAAAACCAAAATCATCTTGGAATGACTTTTAATGAGAACTTATAATTTAAATAATATTACCTATAAAACTCCAGAAGTTTATTTATTAAATCATTCTGGATTTGGTGTTTCTGAATTTGCTAGTAGAACTGCTTATGATAGTTTTAAATTTTCTGAAAATCAAGAAATCAAGGATTTAAAAAATAATTTAACAAATATAAATATTGAAAATTTAAAAAATATTAAAAGTTCAAAATTACTTCATCAACTTGCTTGGGTTCACTTTCATCATAGTGTTCTTGAACATATTTCACTTTCCTATTATATTAAAGATATTTCAAGAGGTGTTTTACAAGAACTTTCAAGACATAGAATTGCTTCTTTTACAGTTAAAAGTACAAGATATACTATGACCGATATAATTTATATATTTATTATTTCAAAAACAAAGGAAACTTTTAGAAAATTAATTAAAAATCTTGATTTATTTATTATTACAGATATTTCCTTTATTAATATTGAAATTGACTCAATGTATAATAAACTTTTATTTATTTCAAATAATAAAAATAATGAGTTTATTTCAAAAGTTCTTGGAAAAGATAATTATAATTTATTTAGTAAAAATAAAGATTATAATGAAATATTACTTTTAGAAAAAATGAAAGAAAATAAAAGTAAAAGAAATGTAGGTGATTTTATAAAAACTATTGTTACAGATAATTGGAAAACAGAACTTGTTTTTACTATTAATCTTAGAAGTTTAAAAAACTTTTTTAATCTTAGATATTCAAATTCAGCTTATTTTCAAATTCACGAATTAGCAAAGGAAATAAAAAATATTACTCCTGAAAAATATTTAAAATTAATAATAAAAAATTAAGGTTATTATAATATAATAAAGAAAAATAAAGGATTAAAAATTGAAAAAAATAGTTATTAATTGTGATAATTGTAAAAATGAAATTACTAAATTTATTGAATATGATGATAAAATTCATATTTGTTATAATTGTCTAGCAGATTTATTTAAAAAAAATATTCAGCAAAAAATCTCATCAGCAACAATTCTTTCTTGGATTAAAATAACAAATGAAATTTCTGATGAAATAAAAAATGAAGAAAGTTGTAAATTATGATTAAAGATAAATTTAATATTGAATTAAAAGTTGGAGATAGAGTTTTATTTGCAAGTGGTGGACAACAAGATACTTCCCTTTATTTTGGGGAAGTAATTGAATTATTTGGAAGAACTGTAAAAATTAAAAAAGAAAAGGGAAGTACAAATAGAAGAAGAGGAGTTGAATGTATAAATTTAAGTTATATTGAAAGTTCACTTCCAGAACTTTTTGTTTAAGGAAAAATATGATATATACAGATGAATTAAAAAACGAACTTAGAAAAAATGCTTATAATATTTCTAAGTTTATGATTAAAAATGAAATTCCATTTAGATTAATTATTTGGAATAATAATAATTGGAATAAACTTTTACCGGACTCAATAATGGAACAATTTCCAACTCAAATTATTCTTGATTTAAAAGAACAAACCTTAAAAGAAAGTTTTATTACAAAAGACGGTAAAATTTTTATTATTACGATGTTTAAAGATAAAACTTTTAAAAAAATAGTTGAAGAAGATGAAATTGTTGCTATTGTTGATAAAGACCAAGCAATTATTTTTAATAATTTTGAACAAGAACAGCAACCAATTCTTTCAAAAAAAGAATGGATAAAACTTGTAGGAATTCCAGAAAAATATATTAATAAATCAATTGAGGTTTTTACAGATGTCAATAAATAAAAGTTTTTTATATTGTGATTCGGCAAATGACCCAAGATATGCTATGAGTTATGATGAAATAGCAAAGGAGTTAGAAATAACTCCAGAAGAGGTTAAAGAAATTGAGAGAAGTGCTATTAATAAATTAAAACATCCTAGAATTGGAACAATTCTAAGAAAATATGTGAGAATGTAAAATGAAAACTTTTTATTTAATATTTAGTCCTTTTGTTATTTTAATTTTATTAATTAATTTTTTTGGAATTATAGGTGGTTCAATAATTTATTTTATAATTTCCTTTTTATTTTTAATAGTTACAAATAAGGTAACAAAAAAGAGAGTTTATTATTTTATGTATTTACATTTAATAAATATTTTATTCACTTTTATTATAAAATTAGAAATAGGAAATAATTATTTTATTAGAGACGAAATAATTATTCAATATAAAAAACAGATAAGGAAATAAAATGAATAAATTAATATTTATAATTCCGCCACTTTTAATATATTTACTTATAATATCTTTTGGAATTAAACTAGGATTTGAAATATTTTATATTATTACTTTTTTCTTTCTTGGCTTAATAATATTTTCAGTTGATTTTGAATTACCAAATAAAATTAAATATTTTATAAAAGACGAATTAAAAACAACATATTTTTTCTTTTATTTAATTTTTGTATTTTTATTTACTGGATTATTAATAAAAAATGAAGTTATTGAAAAAAGAAATATAATTATAAAAGAAAAACATATAATATATAAAGGAATAAGTGTACATATAAGAGAAAACTGTTATAATGATTTTTATACTATTTATGTTATTAGAAATAGTATTTTTAATAAAAATTTAGATGAAATAGAAATAAAATGTTTTAAAAAGGAAATAAAATGATATATATAATTCCGCCAATTTTACTATATTTACTTATAATATCTTTTGGTATTAAACTAGGTTTTTTTATTTATTTTTGTTTACAGTCTTTATTTAGTATAGGAGTTGTTTTAAAAGAATATGATTTTAAGTTTTTAGTATATACTTTTATAATTTTTATTGGAACTATTGGAATAACTAATAATACTCTAATTGAAAAAAGAAATATAATTATAAAAGAAAAACATATAATATATAAAGGAATAAGTACACATATAAAAGAAAACTGTTATAATGATTTTTATACTATTTATCTTACTAAAGATACAATTTTTAATCAAGAAGAATTATATTTAAAAATAAAATGTTTTAAAAAGGAAATAAAATAATGTATATTCAAAAGGAATTAATTCAGATAATTAATAATTATTATTATAAAAATATAAAAGAAAAAAATAAATATTTTCCTATAAATTATGAAACAGATATTGATTTAATAAAAATAAAAGAAATTGAAGTTTATATTAGTGATTTAAGAAATATAAAAAATAATAATTTTAATAATATAAAATCAAATGAAGTATTAAAATTAATAGATAATAAAAGTAAAATTGAAAATAAAATAAAATTAAATATTTTAAATCTTGATAAAGTAACAATTAATTTTATTGAAATTTTAAAAGAATTAAAAGAAGAAACTTATATTGTTGGTGGATTTTTAAGAGATTTAATTTCAGATAAAAGTCCTAAAGATATTGATTTTTGTTCTGAAAATTCTTATAAAACTCTTGAAAATTTATTTGAAAATAAAAAAGAATGGAAAATTAAAAAAACAGGTAAGCAATTTCTTGTTTTAAATGTTTGTCATATTTCTGGAAAAACTTTTGAAATTGCTGAATTAAGAAGTGATAAAGATAATAAAGGAGGAATAACAGGAGATATTATTAGTGATTCATTTAGAAGAGATTTTTATATTAATTCTTTATTTTATTCACTACAAAATAAAAATATTATTGATCCAACTGGAAATGGAATTAAAGATAATTTAAATAAAGAAATTAATTTTATAGGAAATGGAAAACAAAGAATTATTGAAGATCCAAATAGGGTTTTTAGATTTTATAGAATGATTAAGAAAGGATTTAAACCAGGAAAAAAATCACTTAAACTTGTTAGAGAAAATTTTGAGTATGCTATTTCTAATACTTCTTCAGAAAGAATTAGAAATGAGTTAGAGAAAATAGTTAATTTATATTAGGATATAAAATGAATGATGAAAGATTGTTAGATATTATAAAAAGAGAAATGAAATTATTTGGTTCAAGAGCTTATGGAAATCCAAATAATGAGTCTGATTGGGATTATGCTTGTAGTACAGAAGTTTTTGAGGAACTTATTGAGTTTCTTAAATTTAATAAAATCATTTATAAAAAAAATAAAAATTATACAAAAAAGTTTAAAGAAATAAAAGAAAATACAATTAATAATGAAGAAAATATTAAATTTACACTTTCCGATAAAGAAATTAATGTTGTTTCTTTTAGTAATAATAAAATTGAAACTGTTTTTGAAATTATTGATTCGCTTATTGCTTTTTCAGAAGATGGAACTCTTATTTCAAGAAAATTTAGAGAAAATAAAAATACAAGAATTCAAATTGTTGTATTATTTTTTAAAGAGGGTTTTGATTTAAAGAAAAATAAACCAAATAGATTTTTTGAAAAAAATTAATGAATTTAAAAATAGAATTAGCAATGTTTGAAACAGCAATTATTTGGTCAAAATTATCAACTTGTAAAAGAAAACAAGTTGGTGCTGTAATTTCAAGAGATAAAAGAATACTTATAACAGCATATAATGGAACTTTATCTGGTAAAGATAATAATTGCGAAAAATTAATAAACGAAAAAAATGTTACTTGTAAAAGTGTAATTCATGCTGAAATGAATGCTATTGCTTTTTCAGCAAAAAATGGAATAAATATAAATAATTGTAGTATTTATATAACCTTAAGTCCTTGTATTGAATGCGCAAAATTAATTTTTCAGTCCGGAATTAAAAAAGTATTTTATATTGAGGAATATAGAGATAGAGAGGGAATTGATTTTCTAATTAAAAATGGACTTTATATTAAACAAGGAAAGTTATGACAAATATAGAAACAATAATGTTTAAAGCAAAATATAAAATTTATTTTAAAAACGATTTTTATTATGTTTTTGGTTTTATGGAAGAAACTCCAGTTAAAATATCAAATAGAAAAATAAAAACTTTTTTTGAAAGTGGAATTGAATATTTTAATAAAAAGGATTGGAATGATTTTAAAACTGAAAAAAACTTATTATGATTTTAGATTATGGATATTTATTAATTCAAAAATAAATATTAGTTGTTATAAAACAAAAAGTTTTAAAGAAGCAAAAATAATTTATTTAACAAGAAGAAAAATATTAATTGAAAAGGATATTTGTTATCAAAATATTAAAAGAGCGAAAATTTAAATAAAAAGGAGTTATAATATGAAGAGATATATTATATATCACTTAAGATGGCAATTATCTGCTTTGATTATGTTACCATTTATGTTATTTATTGAGTCAAAGGGTTTTCCGCTTTGGATAAACCTAATGATTGGACAGTTTATTGGAGCAATTATTTTTTGGAAAATTGATTCAATAATATTTAAAGGAAAAAAATGATTTATTTATATTATGTTAGTTGTTTTATTTATTTTATAATGTTTGGATTTTTAATATCAAATGAAATTGAATTTTTAAAAATGGAAAGTTTAACAGAAGAAAATAAAAAATATTTTAGAAATAAAATAATAAAAGATATTAGTTTAGGTATTTGTTTATTTGTTTTAATAGAAATACCTTTATATTTTATAGTTAAAGGAGGAATATGAAAATTACAGATTTTCTAGATAATGAGGTTGGGAATTTCGCAAGTTATTCTGTATTAAGAGCTATTCCATCACTTATTGATGGTCAGAAAAATGCTTCAAGAAAAGTTATTTATTATATGTCAAAATATGGAAATAAAGATGAAAAACTTTTTAATCTTGAAGGAAAAATACAAAGCGAAGTCCAATATCTTCACGGAAGTATTGGAAATGTGATAGTTAATCTTGCTAAAAACTATCTTGGAAGTAATAATTTACCATTATTAACAAGAGAGGGAAATTTTGGTGCAAGATTTAATAATTCTGCTGCAGCATTAAGATATATTTATACAGCAAAAGAAAAATATTTTGATAATTTATTTATAAAAGAAGATAGTGAAATTTTAATTAAACAAGAATTTGAGGGACAGAAGATTGAACCAAGATTTTTTGTTCCAACACTTCCTATTATTTTAATTAATGGTTCTGAGGGAATTGCTACTGGATTTGCTTGTAAAATATTACCAAGAAAAACAGAGGAAATAATTAAATATTTAAAAAATGAAAAATCAAATCTTAAACCATTTTTTAAAGGATTTAAGGGAAAAATAATTAAAGGAGAAAAGTTAAATCAATGGAAAATTTTAGGTATCTTTAAAAGAGTATCAAAAACAGAACTTTTAATAACAGAAATTCCAGTTGGATATGAATTAAGTAATTATATTTCAATTCTTGATAAACTTGAAGATTTAAAAATAATTAAAAGTTATATTGATTTATCTGATAATGATATTTTTAAATTTAAAATAAAAGTAGATATTAATTTTTTAAAAGAAAATTCTGATGAAGATATTCTTATAAAACTAAAATTAATTAAAACAATAACTGAAAATTTTACTGTTATAGATGAGTTTAATAAAATAAAACAATATACAAAAGCAGAAGAAATTATTGATCATTATAAAAAAATTAAAAATAAATATAATATTATTAGAAAGAAATTTATTCAGGAAAAAAAGAAAAATGAACTTTTATTAATTTCAAGTAAATTAATATTTTTAAAAGGTGTAATTGAAAATAAAATAATAATAAATAGAAAAACAAAAACAGAAATTATAAATCAATTAATGAGTATTAAAGGAATAATTAAATATAATACTAATTATGATTATCTATTGAAAATACCAATTTATAATCTTTCAAATGAAAAAATAATAGAAATTGAAAATTTAATTATTTTAAAAAAAGGAGAATATAAACAATTCATAAATAGAGAGACCGAAGAAATTTGGAAAACAGAAATTACTAATCTTTTTAGTAATTAAAATTAAAGGAAAAGAAATGCTACTATTATTATTTGGTTTTATAAAAATTCTTGTTTCAGTTGTTTTTTTAACAGCTTTAGTAATTGCTTTATTACTTACAAGTATTTTTTATATTACTTTTATTACTCATATGCTTGGTTTTATTGAAACCTCAGACTATTTTGCTAATTTAAATAACAAATTAACAAATAAAATTAAAACAATATTTAAGGATAAAAAATGAAAATTAAGATGCTAATTACACTTATTATGGGATTATTATTAACAACTGGATGTAAAATAACAACAATTGATTCGGGTCAGTCTGCTGTAAAAGTTGTTGCTGGAAAAGCAGATAAAAAAGTTATTGCTCCTGGTTTTTTCTTCTCATTAAATCCATTTGTTAAACTTGCTGTTTATAATACAAAAGCAAAAATGGTTGATATGAATTCAAAAAATTATAATAAATTTGATACAAAAGAAATTATTTATGAAAGACCTATAACAATTCTAACAACAGAAAATTTAACTGTTGATATTGATGTTTCTGTTTTATATAAAGTAAAATCAGAAAAACTTGTTGATATTTATATTAATTATGGAAAAGATAAAGTTTGGGAAGATAAATTAATTATTAAAAAAGCAAGAGCTGTAATTAGAGAAGCAATTGGAAAAGCATCCGTTTATGAGTTAAATAAAAATAGATCAGTTTATGAAACTAAAATTATTTCAACTTTACAAGCAAGACTTGGCGAATTTTTAACTATTGAACAGGTAAATATTAATAATATTCCATTACCAAAAAAGATTATTCACGCAGTCGAAGAGAAAATGGTTGAAAGTGAAAAAGCAAAAAAAGAAACTTATAGACTAAAAACAATTAAAATCCAAGCTGAACAAGAAATAGCAAGAAAAACTGGACAAGCAAAAGCACAAGAAATTCTAAAGAAAACAATAACAAAAGAAATGATTGAATGGAGACAACTTGATCTTGTTAGAATTAAATTAGCAAATCAAAAATATAAAATATCAAGATGGAATGGAATTTTACCAACAACTGTTGTTTCAGGAAAATCTGGATTACTTCTAAATATTAAATAATGAATAAAATAATAATATTACTTATTGGTTTTATTATTTATATATCTGTCTTAAAAGAAAAAAAGACAGATATAGATTTTATGAAATATACAGAATATAAAAAAAGAGGATAAAAATGAAAGAAAATAAAGTTATAAAATTAAGTGAGTCAGAACATTTATTAATCAGACCGTCAATGTATATTTCTGGAATTACAAAAACAGAAAAAAGTGAATATATTATTTCAGATTTAAATAAATTTATAAAAACAAAAATTGAATATGTTCCGGGATTATTAAAAATTATGAATGAATTAATTGATAATTCAATTGATGAATTTGTTAGAACTAATGGAAAATTTGCTAATAAAATTAATATTAATATTTCAGATTTTGAATTTAGTCTGGAGGATAATGGAAGAGGTATTCCTGTTCAGAAAACTATATTACCTAATAATACAGAAATTTATCAACCTGAGTTAGCTTGGACGCATGCAAGAGCTGGTACAAACTTTAAAGATGATAATTCTGAAACAATTGGAACAAATGGAGTTGGAAGTTTTGCTTCTGTTGTTTTTTCAAAAGAATTTATTGGAACTTCTGATGATGGAAAGAAAACTTGTATTGTAATAACAAAAGATAATTTAAAAACAAAAGAAGTTAAAATAATTAATAGTTCAAGAAAACAAGGTGTAAAAATAAAAATGAAACCTGATCTTGAAAGATTTAGTTTAAAAAAAATAACAGTTGAACATATAAAAATGATTGAGCAAAGACTTTATAATCTTTCAGTAGCATATCCAGATATAAATCTAAAATTAAATAATAAAAGAATTAAAATAACTGGAAAACAGTTTTTAAAAATGTTTGATGAAAATGGAACAATTACTGAAAATAAAGATTTTGTTATTGGTGTTTTTCAATCAAAAACAGATGAATTTGAGCAGTTTAGTATTATGAATGGATTAACTCTAAGTGATGGGGGAACTCATATTGATTATCTAAGTAATAATATTGTAAGAAATATTAGAGAAAAAATAATTAAAAAATATAAAACAATTAAACCTGCTGATATAAAAAGAAAATTATTTTTTGTTATTATAATGAAAAACTTTAAAGGCGCAAAATATTCAAGTCAGACAAAAGAATTACTTACAAATTCAGTTAAAGAAATATCAAATTATTTTAATGAGTTTGATATTACTGATTTTTCAAATAGATTATATAGAAATAAAGAAATTCTTGAAAGTATTCTTGATTATTTTAAAATAAAAGAAGAATTTAAAAGAAGACAGGAATTAAAAGGATTACAACAAAATAAAAAGAAAATAAAATCAGAAAAATATATGAGAGCAATTGGATCAAATAATATGCTTTTTATAGGTGAGGGTGACTCTGCTGTTAATGGAATTTCTGCTGTAATTGGAAGAAAAGGAAATGCTTTTTATGCTTTAAAAGGAAAACCACTTAATGCTTATTCTGCTTCTCAACTTAAATTTACTAAAAATAAGGAATTAACAGAATTATATCAGATTATTAAAAACGAAGGATTTAAAAAAATAATTGTAGCAAGTGATGCCGATCTTGATGGAATTGCTATTCAAGGTTTAATAATTGCTTTTTTTGAAAAATATTTTAAAGAAGAATTAAAAAAAGGAATGTTATATAGATTTAATACTCCTATTGCTTTTTCTGAAAAAAATAAAAAGATTTTTAAATGGACATATAGTTTTAATGGAGTTGATTCTCTAAATGAAAAGGGAGTAGAAGTTCATTATGCTAAAGGATTAGGAAGATGGAAAAAATCAACACTTGGACATATTATTAAAACAGATGGATTAAATAAAATGATTATTCAAATGGAATATGATGAAAAATCTGAATTAACAATAAATGAATGGTATAGTGATAAAACTGCTGATAAAAGAAAAGTTAAAATTCTTAATAATGATTTTGAATTAATTAAATTATAAGGAAATTAAAAATGATTAATGAAATTAAAAAAGACCAGATACAAGCAAGAAAACAAAGAAATAAATTTAAAACAGGTATTCTAACAGCACTAATTTCCGAAATAATTGCTATTGGAAAAAATAAAGGAAATAGAAAAACAACAAATTCTGAAACAGTTTCTGTTATTTTAAAATTTCAGAAAAATATTCTTGAAAATATTAAATTAGCACCAAATAATAAAGATTTTAAACTTGAACTTGATATTTATAAACATTATCTTCCAAAACAATTAACTGAAAGTGAATTAAAGGATATTATTATTAATCTTAGTAATATTCAATTAAATATTGGATTTATAATGAAAGAATTAAATAATAATTTTAAAGGAAGATTTAATGGTTCACTTGCTTCAAAAATAATTAAAGGATTATAAATGATAACTTATATTTTATTTGTTGAATATTCAAGTGAGCATAAAAGTAAATTTGTTATTTTACCCGATTTTAAATTTAAACATATTAAAACAAGTAAAAATAGAATTCATGAAATTTTTAGAGGTTGCTTATCACTTGTTGCCTATAAAAGATTTAAAATTTATGAAAATGAAATTCTAGAAATTATTGATCATAATGGAAGAATTTATGAAGTTGACCATGAAATTTATATAAACGAAAGAAAAAAAGAATTAGAATATATTAGAAAAAAGTTAAATAAAATCCTTACTGAATATCCAGAATATTCAGTTTAAGGTTATTCTGATATAATATTAAATAATTTAAATTAAAGGATTAATATGAATATAGGTAAAATTAAACCAATCTTAATATCAGCATCAAAAGCAGATGATGTTATTTGCTTAGTTGGAAAACACGGAATTGGTAAAAGTGAAATTGTTAGAGATTATTGTTCTGAAAATGATTTATTTTTTACACCATTGTTTTTAAGTCAATCTGAAGTTGGAGATTTAATAGGAATTCCAATTAGTAAAGAAGATGAAATGATTTGGACAAAACCAGAATGGCTTGTTAAAATGGAAACAGCTTATTTAAATGGAAAAAAATGTGTTTTATTTCTTGATGAGTTAAATAGAGCAAGTACAGATGTTTTAAATGCTAGTCTTCAATTAATTCTTGAAAAACAAATTCATATGCATAAACTTCCAAAAAATACACAAGTTATTTCAGCAGTAAATCCAGCAGATGATGATCAAGGTTATATGGTTTCTGATTTTGATCCAGCACTTTGGGATAGAATGTTAAAACTTGATGTTGAAGCAGATGCTGAAAGTTGGTTAGGTTGGGCAAGAAAAAATAATATTAATAAAATTGTAAGAGATTTTATAGCAAATAATCAAAGTAAATTATATTTTATAACAGAAGATTCAAATGAAATGGATGCAACTCCAAGAAGTTGGACAAAATTAGCAAGTTATATTGATGATTTTAAAGAAATTTCCGAAGAATATCATTTAAATATTATAAATGGAAAAATAGGAAGAAGTCTTGGTGCTCAATTTTATATATTTTATACTAATTATAAAGATATTATTAGTATTGATGATATTGAAAAATTTATAAAAAAAGAAGCAAATAAAACAAAAGATTTAGTAATTTTAGGCGAGAAATTAAAAGATTTTACAGAAAAAATTGAGCCAGTAATTTTAATTGAAAATGTAAATATTCTTTGGGATAAATATAAAAAAATTATTAATGATGAAACAAAAAACTATAATGATATTTTAACTTTATTTGTTTTATTATATAGTCTTGATATGGAAGTTTTAACAAGTATTATAAAAGATAAAAAAGAAAATGATTCAGTAAGTTTTTATGATTTAGTTAAAAAAGATACTTTTATAGTAAATGGAAAAAATAAATATCTTATAAGGAAAATCAAATCAAAAATAATATAATTTGTTTTAAAGATAATATTATTGAATTAAATAATAAATTTCTAAAAAAGGAAAATATAACAAATGAAGATATTATTTCATTTGTTATTGAAAATATAAAATATAGAAAGTCAAAAGTTGAAAGTAAGGAACTTACTTCAAAATTATTTAATAATATTTCAAATGAAATTGAAATAAGTGACTTTTTAACTTTTTATAAAAAAAATTGTTTTGGTAAATATAAAATTGATTTAATTGAAAGTTCTTTTGATTCTTTAATTTTTAGTTTAGTAAATTCAAGAACTATTTCAGTAAATAAATCTTATTTTGAATCAAAATATCCAGAATGTTTTTTATAATGGAAAAAAATTGTTTAATATTATATGAAGTAAGAAATTCAATAAATTTAGGATTAATTGCTGAAATTATAAATGAAAATAAATTTTCTGTTTATAATAAAAAAGTATTTAGAGGTAAAAATAAAACTATTATTGAAGAAATTACTAAAACTAATATTCTAACTATTATTGAAGCAGATAAAATTCTAGAAATTGAAGAGGAATATCCTGAATTTTTTCTTTAAGGTTATTTTGATATAATAAATAAAGGATAATAAATGAAAAGAAAAGCATTTGATGAAGCAATAGCAAATATGTTTAGTAATTATAAATATTCAGAAGATTATTTATTTTATGCTCATATAATAGCTCAGTGTAGAATTATTATAACTACTGATGTTCCAACAGCTGGAATTAACTTTAAGGGTTGTCACTATAATCTTTATATAAATCCTGATTTTTTTAATTCAAAATCAGTTATTCAAAGACTTGCAATTTTAAAACATGAATCACTACATATTTTATATAATCATATTTCAAGATTTCCACTCGATTCAGATGAAATAAATCATGAAAATGCTAATTTAGCAATGGATTGTGCAATTAATCAATTTATAACAAAATCTCACTTTGAAGACCTAAAAGCAATATATCCAGAAAATCTTTCAAAAATGACAGGAATTAAAAATATTCCAATTAAAAAGAATTCAGAAACTTATTATGATTTAATAAAAGATTGTAAAGTAAAATCAAATGATGATGATAATTCAAAATCAGGAAAAGAAATTGGAGACCATGAAATTTGGAAAGATGGAGATGATAGTAAATCAAATGATGAGTTAAGAAATGAAGTTACTAAAAAAATGGTTGATAAAGCAATAGAAAAATCAAGAGGACATATTCCAAATAATATTAGTAATATACTTGATATTTGGAATAAAAAAGCTGAAATTAACTGGCAAAAAGCATTAAAGCATATAACAGCAAATAAAAAACAAGAAAAACAATTAACAATTATGAGAAAGTCTAGAAGATTTCCAAAAAGAAATGAAATTTATGGAGTAAAGAAAATAAATAAATTTAATATTGTTATTGTACTTGATATTTCTGGAAGTATGAGTGATGAAGATATTTTAACTGGATTAAAGGAAACAAAGGAAATAGTTAGAATATCAAGTTCAGCTCTAAAAATTATTCAAGTTGATACAGAAGTTCATTCAGTCGAAGATTTTAATCCAAAAAAGAGAAATTTTATTAGAAATGGAAATGGTGGAACTGAAATGTTACCAGCAATGGAATATATTATAAATAATAAACTTGAATGTGATTGTGTTATTTTAATTTCTGATATGTATATTGAAGATATTAGTTTATGGAAAAATAAAAGAATTCCAAAAGTTCCATATATTTTTATTAGTACAAGTGGAAAAAAACCTGAGGGTTTTGAGAATTTTAAAGGAAAATATTTTAATTTGGAAAATAAATGATTTAATTAAAAGAAATAAAAGAGTAATAATAGATTTAAGGAGAAGAAATGAAAGAAAATAGATTTTATATATGTATAATTATATTTATTATTGTATTACAAATATATTTATTAGGAAGTGAGCATAGTAAATGGATTAATAAAATTAAAGAAGAAAAAATATTAACTTGTTATATTGGAACCGATTTAAAAATTATTAATCCAGATAAAATTGTTGATTTTGATGAAATAACAAAAATATGGACTTTTACAAATGGATATGCTAGACATTGTAAAATAAGCGATAAATATGTTTTAATAAATGAAAATGGATATTCTGGAATTTCGGAAGAAAGAGTTTTTAAAGAAAGTGAAATGAATGAAGAATTATTTTTAAGATTACTTAAAATAAAAGATATTGATATAGATAATATAATTATTTGGTTTAAAAAAGATAAAACTAAATTTCCGGAGTATATAATATAATGAAAATAGATGAAGAAGTATATTGTCTGATTTGTGGTTTTGGAAAAGTAATTAAGACTTTTGATAATAATAGTTTTGATGTATTTTTTAGACATTCCGGAAAAATATTATATTCTGAGGAAAGAAAGAGTGTTTATTGTTTAAAAAACGAAAAGAAAAGTTTATTTAAAATTAAAGAAATTGATTATAATATTATTATTTATTTACTAAAAAATAGAAATGAATATAAAAAAATTGATAGATATTTTATAATAGATGAAATTTTAAATGATTTTAGTAATATAGTTAATAGAAAAAAACTAAATGAAGAATTTCCGGAATATTTTTTATGATTAAAAATAAAAATGAACTTATTAATATAATAAAAAAAGCAAAAGATAATGAAGATTTAAATTATATTGATATATCTGGACTTACTGATATTTCTAATATTTTTAGTCGTTCTAAGTTTAATGGAAAAATAGATAAATGGGATACAAGTAATATAAGAAATATGAGTGGAATGTTTATGAATTCTAGTTTTAATGGAGATATTAGTAAATGGGATACTGGAAATGTAAGAACTATGGAACATATGTTTTATGATTATTATTCTGATTTTCTTGATATTAGTAAATGGAATACTGGAAATGTTAGAAATATGAAGTCAATGTTTTCATATTCAAAAATTAAAAAAATTAATATAAGTAAATGGAATATAAAAAATATTAATGATTTATCTGGAATGTTTTTTTGTTCTGATTTTGATTTAAAAAATATTTATAATTGGAATATAAAAGAAGAAACTAATTTATATTTATTTTCAGATAAAATAAAGAATTTTAGTGATTTAAAAGAATTAAAAAATAAATATATTAAAATAAATATATTAAGTAAATTTTTAAATTAAAGGAAAAAAATGTTAAGAAGATTTTTTAAAAAGAAAGTTAAAGATAAAAATGAGTTAATAAAAATAATTTTAAATTCAAAAGATAATGCTGATTTAAATTATATTGATATTTCTGAATTAACAGATTTAAGTTGTTTATTTCTTGGTTCAAATTTTAATGGAAAAATAGATAAATGGAATGTTTGTAAAGTTACAAATATGCATTCTATGTTTTATAATTCTAAGTTTAATGGAGATATAAGTAATTGGAAAACAAATAGTCTTGAAAATATATCTTATATGTTTCAGAATAGTAAATTTAAAAATGATATATCAAATTGGAATACTAGAAATATAAAATGTATGAGTTCTGTATTTAAAAATTCAGAGTTTGATAATGATATATCAAAATGGAATGTTAGTTCTGTTGAAAATATGAATTTTATGTTTACTAATTCTAAATTTAGTTCAAGTGATATATCAAAATGGAATGTTTCAAATGTAAGATGTATGGCAAATATGTTTTATTTTTCAAGATTTAATAAAGATATATCAAAATGGAATGTTAGTAAAGTTAGAAATATGAATAAAATGTTTTGTGGTTCTGAATTTAAAAAAGATATATCAATTTGGAATATTAAACCTGATACAAGATTATCTTATTTTTATAAAACAGATAATCAAATAATAGATTGCTATAATGATTTTATTTCTTATAGATTAAATAAATATAGCAGAAAATTTTAAATCATTAATAAATAAATATTTACCTTTAGTTATTTTTATAATTTCTCCATTATTCTTTAAACTTTTTAAAATTAATTGTTTAGGAATATTAGGAAATTTAATAAAAAATAAATCAATATATCCAGAAAATATAATTCTATTTTTACTTTTTACTTTTATTTTTTTCGCAGTAAGTGAAGTATATTTATTATTATTTTTTTCACTTTTTAAAACACAAACTTTTTTATCTATTTCCATATCAATTAAAAATATTTTATCTTTAAAATTAAAATTATCAGACCAATCTTTATTTATTTTAAGAAAGTTATCTGACTCTAGTTTTGTAAAAAATGATTTTGTTTTAATTCCATTTGTAACTCTAAAAATAATAATATCAGAAATAGATTTACTCCAACCATCAGAAATATAATTATTTATTTCATTTTTATTAATCCAAATATAATTATTATTTTTAAAAATTGGTATTTTAGTTATATTAACTTTAGTTTCTTTTATTATTGTATTTGAAATAGGTATTTCTTTATTTATAGATTTTAATAATTTTCCTTGTTTAAAATTATTTTTTCCTATATTTTTTTCCATTTCTTTATTTGTTACAAGTCTATTTTTTTTATTATTATTAATCCATATCTTAGATAATTTATTTCCAGAGACTTCATTTATTTTATTTAAATTTGAAATATTAACTGAATTAAAATCATAAATCTCTGGCTGATTTCTATATCTTCCGAAAATATTTCTATTATAATATAATTTATAATTATTTTCAATTAATAATACATTTCTATTAATTTGTTCCTTTGCTTCAAGATAACCTGAGTCTCCTTGAGTTCTACATAAATATAAAATAGTTCTTTTAAAGTTTTCTTTTCCATATTTAATAATATCCTTTTCAAGATAATCAGAAGAGCCATAATAATTATTCCAATCACTTTCTTCAATTATTATTTTTCCTTTTATTTTTAGTTTTCTATAAAAATTCTTTTTTCCTATATAAAAAATAGGTGATTTATTATCTTCATTTATATTTAGTCTTTCAATAATATAAACAAATGAATTAAATTCTTCTAATATTTCTATAAAAGGTTTTTTATTAAATATCCACATTATAATATTCCTTTTTTTATTTATTTATAAGGTTAGTCTGATATAATAAATAAAAAGGAATTTATATTTATGTTATTCATTCAAATAAATAAAATCTTTAAAAAAATAAATAATTTTGAAGAAACGCTTAGAATTATAAGTAGGGTTTATGATATTAAAATTATTGATGCTTATGGAAGTTTACAAGGTTCAATAAGAGAGTATAAAAATAATAAAGAGTTTTTTATTCCTAATTCTTATGGCCAAGAAGATAATTGGAAAGGAAAATTTAATTTTGTAATTTTATTTAGAGATGAAATATTAATATTTAGAAAAAATAAAGTAAAATCAGTTAAATTAAATATTAAAGTAGATTTAAATGATTTTGGAGGAAAAAGAGGATTTTATTTAAAAAAACATAAAGTATTATTAAGATTTAATAAAGAAAAATATAAAAATTTACCAAAAGAAAATAAAAATAAAAAAACCGAAAATGATGCTTCTGGACCTCATTTTACAATAAGATATTAAATTGAGAAATTTTACATATAAAAGTTTTTGTTGGGACTGTTTTACAATTCAGACAAAAAGAAAAAATTGTTTAAAGTGTAATTCTGATTTAATATATGTTATAGGAAGTAAGGCAAGATGGCCTAAAAATCCAAAAAAAGAGGATTTTATTTATTTTTCTTATATTCTAATTGGAAATTATTATTCAGAAAGAAATATATTTAAACAAAGAAGACTAAAAGAAGTTTCACTTAAATATCCTTATTTAAGAAATAAAAAAGAGTTTAGACTGGAATTTCAGAAAAACATTGATATTGATAAACCAAAAATACAAAAAAATTATTCTTGTTTATATAAAAATGAAGATTTATTTGAAAAATATAAAGATTATTTAGATTTTTTAACAAAAGATAATAAAAGAAAAACAAATATTATATATTATGAGTCTCAACTTGTAAGTGCACTTATGTTTGGTGTTTTTTTTATTGAAATTAAATATTTTAAAATAATTAAAACAAAAAAAATAGAAAGTAATACTATAATGTTTAAAACAAAAAAGGAAGCAAAAGAATTTGAAGTATTAATTATACAAGATTTTAAAGATAATCAAAATTTTAAAGATGATTTTATTCCTTTTATAAAAGATTTTAATAAAATAATTAAAATGGAAAATAGAATAATTAAAAAATATCCGGAATATTTTTTATAATGAAAGTAAAAGATAGAAATGAATTAAATAGAATAATTGATAAAGCAAAAATTAATGAAGACTTAAATCATATTAATATTTCAAATATTACAGATTTAAGTAAATTATTTAAAAATAAAAAGTTTAATGGAGATATAAGTAAATGGGATGTTTCATCTGTTACTAATATGAGTTTTATGTTTGAAAATTCTGAATTTAATTCTGATATTAGTAATTGGAATATTAGTAAAGTTACTAATATGAGTTTTATGTTTAGTTTTTCTAAATTTAATGGAGATATTAGTAATTGGAATACTTCTTCTGTTACTAATATGTCTCATTTGTTTTTTTGTTCGGTTTTTAATTCTGATATTAGTAAATGGAATGTTAGTAATGTTACTAAAATGAAATATATGTTTGAAAATTCTGAATTTAATTCTGATATTAGTAATTGGAATATTAGTAATGTAACAGAAATTCAAGGAATGTTTTCTGAATCAAAATTTAATACTGGAGATATTGGTTCTTGGAATACAAGTAAAATAACTGATATGAAATATTTATTTTATAGGTCAAAATTTAACTCGGGTGATATTAGTTCTTGGGATACAAGTAATGTAATAACAATGTCTAATATGTTTTTTAATTCAAATTTTACTGGAGATATTTCATGTTGGAATACAAGTAATGTACTTATTATGTCTAATATGTTTTTTGATTCAAAAATAGATTTAAAAGATATAGTTTTAAATTGGAATATAAAAAGTATTTGTTCACTTAAAGATTTTTCAAATGATATTTCAAATTATAAAGAATTAAAATTAAAGATAAAATATTATTATGGTTTATTTCATATTAGTATTTTTGAAAAGTTTAAATACTAATCTAAGCAGTCTTATCTATATACTTGATATTTATATCACTTAAGTAATTTAAACCTCTTATATGCCGACCTGAACAGAGTAAACACTATATAAAGTATTTAAAGCAACTTATATTTACTGAGAATTTAAATCTTTTATAATTTTCAAAATCTTTTTTTGTTGTTATAATTTTATTTTTATTATAATATAGATATAATCTAAAGTCAGTTATTTTCCAATTTGAAATATTAGATGAGTTAAACTTTGAGTCTTTAAACATTTTATTCATATTTAGAACAGATGAAACATCCCATTTACTAATATCTCCATTAAACTTTGAGTCAAAAAACATATAATCCATATTAGTAACAGAAGAAACATCCCAAAGTGAAATATCACCTGAGTTAAATTCAGAATATTTAAACATATGAGTCATATTTCTAACATTACTAACATTCCAAAGTGAAATATCTGAATTATTAAACTTTGTATTTGTAAATAAATTACTCATATTAGTTACAGATGAAGTATCCCATTTTGATAAATCAGTTGAATTACAAATATCAGAAGAACAAAACATATATTCAAGTGAAGTTACATTACTAATATCCCAAAGTGAAATATCAGAATTATTAAAACTAGAATATTTAAACATAAAACTCATATCTGTAACAGAAGAAGTATCCCAATTTGAAATATTAATTAAGTTAAACTTTGAATCAGAAAACATTCCTGACATATCAGTTACAGAAGAAGTATTCCAATTTGAAATATTAATTGAGTCAAAGTTTGAATTTTTAAACATCTCAGACATTGTAATTACATTACTTGTATTCCATTTACTAATATCTCCTGATTCTAAAGTTGACATATCAAACATATTACTCATATCAGTAACTTTTGAAACATCCCATTTAGAAATATCACTTAAACTTAAAATTGAATTATAAAACATATCTTTCATATTAGTAACAGAAGAAGTATTCCAATTTGAAAAATCATATGAGTTAAAACCTGAATTATAAAACATTTCACTCATATTTGTAACAGATGAAGTATCCCATTTTGATATTTTAAGTTTTTTAAAAACATTTTTAAAAACTCCAGATAAATCAGTAAGTCTCGAAATATTCAAGTGATTTAAATCTTCAAATTCATTTGCTTTATTAATAATTTCAATAAGTTCTTCTTTTGTTAATATAATCATAATATATTATATCATAAAAAGATTAATCTAGGATTTATAAATAGAAGTATAATATACATTTAATTGTAAGAAATTATTAAGTAATTTTAGTATATAATAGTTTAGTAAGAAAACAATTAAATTCTTGATTTAATTAAAAGATTTTTAAAAATCTTTATGTATATTTAATTATATATAAATATAAGTAAGAAAACTAGATTATTAAGTAATTTTAGTATATAATAGTTCAGTTAAAAAAATAATATATAAGTAAGAAATAACAATTAAATTCAAGAAATTTAATTAAAATATTAGCAAAGATTAAAATTAAAAAATTTATTTTTTTTAAAAAATCCTAGGTTAGTACAAAATCTTTATGTATTTTTAATTTAATTATTTTAAAAAGTTAGATTAATAATATATAAATATAAGTAAGAAAACAATTAAATTCAAGAAGTTTAATTAAAATATTAGCAAAGATTTTAAAAATTTATTTTTTTTAAAAAATCCTAGGTTAGTACAAAATCTTTATGTATTTTTAATTTAATTATTTAAAAAAGTTAGATTAATATATAAATATAAGTAAGAAAACAATTAAATTCAAGAAGTTTAATTAAAATATTAGCAAAGATTAATAAGAAAAAATAAATTTATTTTTTTTAAAAAATCCTAGGTTAGTACAAAATCTCTTTG